GTGGCAAAGTTCTTCAAAGTTCCGGTGTCCCGAATTCAAAAGGCGGGGTCATTTAAAGTTGGTAAACGTATTGTTTTCCGTGCCAATGTATTTAGTCATAAACGTGGGTGGGCCACAGGACCTCTCCTGAAAGATGCTCGGGGTAATATGATCAAGGATCCACGGACATCTTCGAGGGATTATTCCACGCTAAACTATAAACTATACTGTGGGTCATTCTGCGTCAAGAATAGAGGAATCAAAGTCGGCAAGACTCACCCCAAGGTCGGCAAGAATACTGTCTAGGTCGGGCTGATTTTCAACGTCAAAGTTGATATCAAATAGATCCAATACATCGAATATGGAATCTTCATTCAATGACACAGAGTTTGCAACTGCTGTGTGATTGTTCTGAATCGTAACTAAAACATTAAAGTGAGATGCATCAAAAACTTTTCTACACGTGGGACACGTGTTCTTACCTTGGTTTTTCCACGCCTGTAGACAGTGGGAATGAAATATATGTCCACATCTGATCGGAGGATTTGACCTCGTCGATCGGACTTCACCGAGACATATAGCACATATGGGCATTCTACAGTAGGGTAGTAAAGTATTTTTCGTAATTTAGCTCATGTAATTTAATAAATTTTGGATGTATCGACTAGGGGTTTGTTGCAATCTACACACGGGCCCGTACCCTGGTTAGCTGCTTGAACTTTGTTGAAAAGTTCGGGACCAGACTTCTGAAGAAGCTGGCGGTAAGAGTAATTATCCTCATAGGTAATATTGTTCTGCTTCATGACATAGTTGTTGAACAACTGGGCTGAAGAGTTCACAGTGAAGCATCGTCCATCGGCCATTCCAAGTCGTTGAGACATATTGTTACTATAAATTTAGAAATTAATTTGCCGGTTGTTAATTGTATGTAACCATGATTTGAATCCCTTATTTTTCAAATGTTCCACAAAAGGATCGCATCGGTATCCCAGATAAATATCAAATACATCAGTTTCCTGTGTTTGGGATACACGGATTGATTTGTTTTCATTTATGTGCTGGTTAATGATATTATAGGCAAATGCGATTTCCTTGAGTGTTTCCGCGCCGGTGATGATAATTTTACCAGTACTGAAGATACTGCAAGTAATCTCCTTCATATCATTTGCTGGTTTAAACTTAATCTTCACGGCAGAGTAGCGATCTGGTTCAAATGATACTTTGAAAATATCAGAGTACTCTTCAAACCAATTCGAAACCACATGAAGGTTGATATTGTAGTTTAAACTGAAGTTGGAGTTAATCATCACTACACGGAAGGAATCTTCTGGTATATCATGATCGATATCAAGAAAAGTCTTGAAAATGTATGTAAGTTGTGTGATGATACGCTTACAGTCAAAGAGATCACAACAGCCAGCAACTTGAATACTTCCATTGGGAAACACCTTTACAGACTTGGTACTGTAGCTGTCATGATACGTCAGTGTAACTTGATTGTAAAATGTCGTCGGTTTCAGTTTCCAGTGAAATCCTCCGTCACCTCCAGAGCCTGATCGTTTCATGGTGTAAGAACCAATCTCCTCGAAAATAGCTCGAAGTCTCTTTATATTAATCTGCTGAACAAAACTTGATCATGGTTATTGTGGTAATCTTTACCCATGAAGGTCTTAACTCATCAGGTAAAGCTTTTCGAAATTCATCCAGTGTCAATAGATAAGAAAAACTGTTGTTTGCGATCGATGAATACATCTCGATTTTGGGGCATACTTTATATGTTCCACACACCCCACTTAGGTGTTTAAAGACTAGATTCTCTTTATATTCACATGAACTGCTTTGTTAAGAGTGCAACCTCTGTTTACGATGTTGACTCTAAAATGAATTATATCGAAATCGTATACGAGCGATTCGTCAAGAAGGATAATAAATACGACACGTACGTCGATTACATTTCTACCGAACCCAATGGAGATTGGACCATGATAAATTCTACCAAGAGAAACATCTTATACGTAAAGTTTCTTGATACTATGGTTAAAAAGACACTCGAAGTGCAGCATAAAATAGCAGAGCTCACACTAGAAAATGTGTTTACACAAGACTATAACTATATTCGTCTCGCACATTCTAGTAAAATATTGGATCCCACATTCCAGCCACCGATTATCAATATGAACAGTGCTTGGCAAGTGGATTTTATGAAGAAATTTTGTAAAAAATACCTCTATGAAATAATTCAGAGGTGTAACAACTTGGGGCGTTTAGAGTATTTCATTAACGTCCTGAATATAATACAATCAGAAGTATAAACAACACACAAAGGAATATACCAAAATAAGGAATCCTCATCTCCTTTTTCACAACCTTCTTCTTTTTTGATGGGCAAGTAAAACCAGTATCTATATTTCGTTTAGGTTGAATAATGATATCACGAACAACTGGTTTTAATTGGTCGTTACATAATCCAAAATCACAAAATACACTACGATCATCTACAGATACTGGTTTACATACAGTTTTCTTCAGTTCTGAAAAATTTTCAAACTCACCTGTCTGTCGCATACCTCCTGGAAGGGAGAAATCATGTGTGACAAATGGATTGACGTCATTGATCGCATCTTCGTCGTTGAGCATATATGAACTCATACTTGNTATTACTTCAGATTATATTTCTTATCTCGCATTTTAGTTTTGTGTTCACACCACATCTGATCGAGATCTACGTTTAGCATATGTGCCAGTTGAAAAAGATAACTGAAAACATCACCCATTTCCATCATAATATCAGTACCCCGATCCTTTTTGAGATTTGTCTTCTTGAACGTTTTTTTGTGTTGACGAATCGCCGATGCTAATTCACCAAACTCTTCTGTTAGTAAAAGCCATACCGTATCAACAGGAGCACGATCCCACCCCTTTAATCTACATACCTTCTCGGTTTCAGTTTTATAGTAGTTAAGACTCATACTTAATATACCATCGAGGTATAACTTTAAACTAGTTGATACCTATTTTGGTATTCTTGTCCAATTTGTTTCCTGTAGTGCTCGTATTCACTGGACGATCCAAAAGGTCCCTGGTTGTGTCAATTTCCTTGGCGTACGCGATATACTGAGCTACACCCGTTTGAATCTGACCGACAGCTGTATCGATGACACGGCCGTTCATGTACTTGACCTGCTTCTTAACTTCTTTATTGTGATCACCGGAATTGTTGATGAATACCACGCGCATGAGACTGTATAAATCATCAGGGTTCTGATAATCTATGGATATACCACTCTTATTTTTAAAGGCCTGACGAATCCCACGCTGAAGCAATTCGGTATTGAACTCAGAAAAAAAGAGTGAGTTCAGAGGAGTCTCGGTCTGTTTGATGGAATTGAGGTAACTCATTTAATATACTCGCCGAAAAAAATTATATGTAAATAGTAAATGCTGAACATGTCCAACTTCGACGAAGCGTATGCTCAACATCCAAGATTAAAGAAGGAAGCTGAAATTAGCTGCAAACCCCCAGCATGCTTCGTAGGTTCGTATGCCCCAGTCTCCAAGGCTGGTGAGGAAGGTGCTTTTTTCGTAAACACATATCTTCTTCAACCCAATCGCAAAATGGAAGTGGCGGGAACTGTCCCCGTCCGGAGTAAAGACTTAGAATGTAAGAAGTAAGTTAAAAATAAAAATTTAACAATAGGTATATGAGAGTTATTAAACGCTCAGGTCGTATTGAGGATATGAAATTTGATAATGTCACCAATAGGATCAAGAATTTAACGTATGATCTCTCAGGAAATTGCGATTCGTCTAAGGTTGCGCAACAGGTATTTTCTTCCATGTACGATAACATCACAGCTCAAGAAATTGATATACTTTCAGCCGAAATTTGTATCGGAATGATCACATCTGACCCAGACTATGAAATTCTCGCGACCCGTATTATTGCGAGTAACATCCAAAAGGTGTGCCCAAACAACTTCCATCTCGCTATGAGAAAGCTTCATAAAGCTGGTATTATCACCGATGAAGTTGTCGAAGTCGCACAAAAGGTCAAAGAGTTTATTAAATCTGATCGTGATTTTGACTTTGGTTATTTCGGTTTGAAGACTCTCGAAAAGAGTTATCTTCAACGCGTCGATGGAAAGTTAGTAGAGACACCACAGTATATGTTTATGCGAGTTTCTATCGGTATTCATGGTAAGGATATTCAGGGGGTACTGGAAACATATGACAAAATGTCTCAGGGGTTTTTCATTCATGCGACACCTACACTGTTTAATGCTGGAACACCCAGGCCTCAGATGTCTTCATGCTTTCTCATCGCTAATAAGGGTGATTCAATCGATGGTATTTATGGTACACTAACAGAGTGTGCCCAAATCTCGAAATGGGCAGGTGGGATCGGTATGCATATTCACGATATTCGTGGCAATAAGTCTCGTATTCGAGGCACCAATGGCCAATCCGATGGGATTATTCCGATGCTTAGGGTATTCAACGCCACGGCGCGCTATGTCAACCAGGCTGGTAGGCGCAAGGGTTCTATCGCAGTGTACATCGAACCATGGCACGCAGATATCATGGATTTCCTGGAACTTCGTCTCAATCAGGGTGATGAAGAAGCTCGATGCAGGGATCTCTTCTCGGGTCTCTGGATTCCTGACCTGTTCATGAAGAGGGTTGAAGAAGGTGGGAACTGGTCACTTTTCTGCCCCGACAAGGCCAAGGGTCTCTCCGATGTGTACGGTGAAGAGTTTGAAGCACTGTACACAAAGTATGAAGAGGAGGGTCTCGCCAATTCAACTGTTCCAGCGGCTGAAGTCTGGAAAGCGATTCTCAAGTCTCAGACAGAGACTGGGACTCCCTATATGCTGTATAAGGATGCATGTAATACAAAAAGCAATCAAAAGAACTTAGGTACGATTAAGAGTTCTAACCTGTGTACGGAGATTATTGAGTACACAGATAAGGATGAGACTTCGGTTTGTAACCTGGCATCTATCGCTCTCCCCAAATATGTAAACAGGGAGGCGAAAACATTTGACTTTGATAAATTACACGAAGTCACTAAGATTGTTACGAAAAACCTGAACCGCGTGATCGATAGAAACTTCTATCCGGTTGAAACGGCGAAGAAGTCTAATATGAGACATCGTCCCATTGGTCTAGGTGTTCAAGGTCTCGCGGATGTATTCATTCTGTGTGGTCTCGCATTCGACTGTGAGGAATCGCGAATGATGAATGCGCAGATTTTTGAAACTATGTACCACGCATCACTCGAAGCTTCATCCGAATTGGCGGAAGTTGACGGTTCGTATGAAACATTCGAAGGTTCACCAGCTTCTCAGGGTATTCTTCAGCCATCTATGTGGGGTGGTGAGGCTAAGTACCCACTTAGGTATGATTGGACTGAAATGGCTGAGCGTATCAAGAATAAGGGTCTTAAGAACAGTCTTCTCATGGCACCGATGCCTACTGCTTCTACTGCACAGATTCTCGGTAACAATGAATGTTTTGAACCGTACACGACGAACATCTATCTGCGACGCACACTTGCGGGTGAATTTGTAGTGGTGAACAAACATCTCGTAGATGACCTAAAGAAGGCGGGTCTCTGGTCCAAGGAAATGAAAGATCTCATGGTCAAGGCGGGTGGGTCTATTCAAAACATTGTCGATATTCCCGATGATATTAAGAAACTTTACAAAACTGTATGGGAAATTAGCCAAAAATGTATCATCGACATGGCAGCTGATCGCGGTAGGTTCATAGACCAATCGCAATCGATGAATCTGTTCATGGAAAGTCCCACAATGTCCAAGTTATCTTCGATGCATATGTACGCGTGGAAGTCGGGTCTTAAGACCGGTATGTATTATCTGAGATCTAAGGCAAAGGCTCGACCAATCCAATTCAGTTTAGAACCAGACTGTGTCGCGTGTTCGGCTTAAAGTTTTAACCACACTATAAATTAGAAATGTCGAAAATTAATGAAGCTATCAACAACCTTGAAATCGGGGAATATAACAATCGAAAAGTAGTTCTATCGACAAAACAGGGAACTCCTATGCGTATTCAGTTTCCGAGGTTGTATATGCCATTTGGTGTGTCGGGATTTACACCTGAAGTAGGAATGACGAAGTATAATATCGACTTTGCATTGAAGGGACACGATGAAGATGGTAGTTATATTAAAAAATTCTATGAAGGTATTCGTGAGATTGAGGATAAGATCATAGAATCAGTCGTAAATCAAAGTGAAAAGATTTTTGGTAACCAAATGACAAAGGATGAACTCGTACCAATGTTCAATTCCAATGTCAAAGAGTCACCCGATAGGGAACCCAAGTTTCGTGTAAAGGTTGACACTGATCATCAAGGATTGATTAAGGCTGGTGTTTATGATTCCGATAAGAACACGGTAAAGGCGGAGGTTTCTAATGGTCTCTATTCAAGAAATTCGGGTCATGCTATTGCTGAGTTAAATAGCGTGTATTTCTTGAACAGGAAGTTTGGGTGTACTTGGAAGCTTCATCAGCTCGTTGTATACGAGCCTCAAAATTTAAAAGGTTTCCAGTTTCTTATTTAAAATCGGAGATTTTGGGGAAGCCCACTTTGACCCGCGACGGGTGTTACCATACCACTACCCACTTGGTTCCTAAAAGCCGCGTTAGGCCTGTAATTCTTGGCACCACCGGGCATGTTTACATAAGCACCACCATTGGGCCCCTGCATGATGCGACGACCCATATTATCCATATAATTCATAGGCATTTCTTCACCAAATTGAAGACCACTGGCTTGTGCCTCCATTCGAGCCTTCTCGAGTGCTTGGTTATGAGCCTGTGTGGCCATGTTAATAGCCTGGCGATGCGCCTTTTTGGCCATGTTACGCCCCTTTTCTATCGCTGAGAGGGCCTGTTTGGTGGTATTCTCCGCCATCCTGCGCCCATCCGCTTGAACCTTGTTAGCTATCGCTTTACCCTTAAAATTCGCCCTCCCATTGGATGGCACCGCATTGGCAACTTTCTTCACTGCGCTGTTATTTTTAGGCTTGTTACCTGTAGCTGTAGTAGCACCGGCTTGGGCCATTACACCTGGAGCAGAAGCCTTGGCCTTGTTGGCGACCGCCTTGGCTTGGGCCATCACACCTGGAGCAGCAGCCTTGGCCTTGTTCGCGACGGCCTTGACTTGGGACTGGGCCTTGTTTGCAGCAGCCTTGGCTTGAGCCATCACACCCGGAGCGGCAGCCTTGGCCTTATTGGCGGCGGCCTTGGCCTTGGCTTGAATCTGTGCCATCATACCGGGACCCTGAGCCTTGGCCTTGGCAGCCATGGCTTTACCTTGGGATTGTGCTTGCTTGGCCATCGCAGCTCCCTGCTTCTTCATCTTATTCATAAAAGATCCAGCTTTTGCCTTTTTGACTGGAGCCATTTAGTATTTACTGATATTTTTTTATCAAATCTACTTTTTAGATTTCACACGCCGCGTGGGCTTGGTTAATAATATATGATAAATTTCCTGAGCTTCTTTGAGTAATTTCCCCTGTACTCGCACGAACTTGGAACGATCAATATTCAATCGGTCCTTCGCCTCCTTAACAGAGTAGTTCCATAACGCTATGGTCATTCTTAATTAATACATAGATTTTTTACTGCTTGAGAAGTTTATCGTACGCCTTGGTTCCCTCCTTAGGAACGCGGTGGAACTTACCATCCTTGGATTTCGCCTTCGCCGCATCAACAAACGCCTTGAAGGCAGTCGTCTTGTAAGCCTTCTTCGAAGCCTTACTCGCCGCCTTGGAGATAATCCGACCATCCTTCATCTTTAGGTCCTTTTTGGTGAGACCACCACTTGTCTGGGTAGCGTTGCCATGGAATACTTCTGCACGAGAACCAACAGTCATTTATCTTATGCTCTGAAAATATTTTTGATGTCCAAGATTGAAATCTTATCAGTAATTCGATTGACGGGGATCTGTGTTTTAACACGATCGTCGTTAAGAACTTCCGAACAAACCAATGATTTATGACCCTGTAATGCCATCATTTCTTCTTCGACACTGACAAATTGTACACATTCTTTGTATACCAACTTTTTCACGAAAACTGTGTGATTCTGACCTGTGCGATGACTCCGACCAATCGCCTGGAGTTCTGTGGCTGGATTCCACGCAGGGGCGGTAATGTACACCCGTGTGGCCTCCTGGAGATTGAGACCCTGACCTCCACTTTTTATCTGAATGATAAAAACAGCTCCAGGTGGTGCGCGTTTAAACGCATTAATTTGGTCAACTCTGTCATCTCTTGAAACTGACCCATCGATTCTGAAAACTTGACACTTTAAATTTTTCTGAATATGATTCATTTCACCACGAAATTGACAAAATATGAGACTCTTTTCCTTTGGGTGTTCTTCGATCAAACTGAACAATGTTTCCATTTTTTTTGACCTCCCGGTCCATTTTGTTGGTGAAACACCATTTTTAGAAGCCACCCCATCGAGATACATTTGTGGCCAAATCATACACTGACGAGCACGAAGAAGACACTCCAAAATGACCATATTTTTTGAATTCAAACTCACTGCATCTTTGAAAACATCCTTGATAATATCCTGTGCTTCCAAAAAAACAAATTCATAGAGAGCCTTTTCTTCTGGGAGCATATCAAGTTCAACATTTTCAAAGTGACACGGTGGGAGCCTGAGGCGTTCATTGATTTGTGCAAGATCTTCTTTGGTTCGACGAAGGATGTAAATATCCTTGATATCTTTGGTCATGGCTTGAACACTCGACTTGTGAAAGCCAAAGAATACACACAAAGAAACAAAATCGTTCATCGAGTTAAATACAGGTGTACCGGTCACGATCCACTTAATAGTGGAATGCAAACGACACACACTTTTGTGTAACTTTGAACCACTGTTTCGTATTTCATGTGCTTCATCCAGAATGACCCGATCCCACTGCACGTGGTGTAGAGGTGTAACACCGCCATTCTCGGCACCTTTTACTGTAAGAACGGTATATGGTGCGATAGTAATGTTGCACGAGTGATCAATCTTTCTGTCGGGTCCATCATACACATTCACAGATAAATTGGGTGCAAATGTATTAATTTCATCACGCCATTGAGTGATAATAGATTTGGGTACGACGATCAAAGTGCGATCTCGCGGATTTCCAAGCATAGTGGAAATAAGCTGCACAGTCTTACCCAGACCCATTTCGTCACACAGAAACCCACCTTTGGGTCCTGATTTTTGATTTTCCATGTTGAGCATCCACATCACACCCTCCTTTTGGTACGGTGAGAATAGACGCCCGTTAAGGGTCTTTGTCGCCAAGGTGTATTGGTCTTCAGTCGTCATTGTAGGGATCTTCTTCGGGAAGTGCTTCAATTTCACAGACAGTTGGTTCAAGTTCCTTTTTCTTACGAGTCTTCTTCAACTTAGGTTTTGGAAGTTCATCAATATGTTCTCGAAAATAGAGTACTTTTTCCCAAAATTCCTTCATAATCGGGAAATTGGTCTTCCACCACTCGGGGTCCCGCTTAACGTTCACGACATCAAACTCTTCGGGCTTAGGCCAATTGGTCTCCGCCGGTTTGTACTGAATAAAATCCGCCTCTTCCAAGTCCAAAATCTCCATACACAACTGAAGCTGAGGCATATAATGAATGGGTACTTCCCCGGGTATAATCTGTCGCATAGGAGGGCATTTAATTTCGACGAGCTTTCCAGACTCGGATACACCGTCAGGACTCCCACCGAGCCATTTATGTATGGGGTGAGGGCATAGACCGAGTTCATGGACAACTTCTCCGTGTCTCTCTTCATAGAGAATACGCGCTTCATCTTCAAATTTCTCACCGTGACGGGTGGCCGCATTACCGGTAAATTTTTCACCGAGACCACATTTTTTGAGTAGAAGTCCTTCGGGTGTTTCGTATTTATTAACACCAATGGCTGTAGCAGCATCTGAAGCGGTCAACATGTTACCGCGGAGTGCGAGCCACTCCTCAGACTTCTGAGCGGCGAACTCAATTTCGAGCAAGGCTTTCACATTAGGATGCATTATTAAATTATATACTTCTCAATCTTTTAAGCCAATCCCTGTCTTTTAAAGTGTTCTATTCTTTGAAAAAAGTGTTTCGCGGCTTCCTGTTCAGCGTGTTTTTTACTTTTAGCGGTACCTCGACTTACGTACTGATTATCGATATATACATCTATGTAAAATATACCCTCATGGTGACCAGCTACACGGTATTCCGGGAGTTGGTGATTGTTCACTTGACAATGACGCATGAGATGATCTTTGAAGTTATCGTCAATCATTATGGAATTCAGGTCAATCATAGTGGGATTTGTGTAGATCCTGAGTACGAATTCTTTAGCGTGAAGAAGACCAAGATCCATGTAAAGAGCCCCGATGAGAGCTTCGAAAACATCTTCTAAAATCTTGGGGTTGTTATTCCACCCATTGCGCATACCCTTTTCATCCATGATAACTAATGCATTCAACCCCATCGTGTTGGCTATTTTAGCCAATGTTTCACCACGAACGAGCTTTGTACGAGCTTTCGTGAGGAAACCTTCTTGTCGACTTTCGTAACGATCAAATAAAAACTTAGTGATAACAAAACCTAGTACGGAGTCACCAATAAATTCCAGAGTTTCAAATGATTCTGTAAATTGTTCATATTCTTTGAGTGCGGATTTGTGTGTAAAAGCCTTTTGGTACAAATCAAGGTTTTTGATCTTTGTACCAACAAGTTGTTCTATTTGTTCTTTCGTTACGAAAGTAACCATCTTGTTGTTAATACTATGTTTTATTTTTTTAAGCCTTTACAGGTTCCTTCTTAATGTAATGAGGAGAAAGGTACTTTTGGAGGTTGAGGTAAGTTACAACGACGTCAGCGGGGGGTGCGAGAAGATCCCTGAGTGTGTCGTCTAGGATGATCTGGCGACCGTTCTCGGGGTGCTTAAGACCCTTCTCGAGGATGTACTTGTTGATGAACTTGGTCACCTCCGAACGAGAAATGAGATCCTCGGCTGGGAGGGCAAGGAACGCACGCAACTTAGGTGTGATTTCCTGCTTTCGGTTAAACCCATTGTTCTCAGCACGCTTCTTAGCCTTCTCACCATCGGGATCCTCTTGGGTATTCTTGATCTTACGGATGAGCTTGGTGAGGGTCTTTACCTCGGAACGAAGAGCAACGATATCGGTTTGAATGGTTTCAAGAGACATTATATCTATCTTACTGACTTAATCTTTAAGTCATGGAACACGAGAAACAATAATGTAATTATCACAAAGAAACCAAATAGATAATCACGAGTAAAGAACCTAGAATCATTTTTCGGTTTACGTTTGGGTCTCTTTAAAATTCGGAAAGGTTGCCCAGAACATCCACCAGCACAACACGCACTTGGGCACGGGGAAATAGTTGGACCTCTCCTCGCACCACAGAATTGATTCTTCGCACCTTTGTACTTGTAGCATCTACACTCGTCTATAATACCACAGTCCATAATATTATATCACAATATAATAATGGATGAAAAGATTTACCCTAAGGAGACTATCGAAAAATTTATGAATGATAATCTACTTTTCAAAGATTCAAAACTCAAAAAATATTTTGATAGAAATGAACAACGAGACTTAAAAAAGTTCAGGGACCGTGTTCATAGTTCATATCCTGATAAAGACTTTGAGAAGATGATTTATGTTTTCATCACAGACTCTATCCGTGATATCATCCTCCAAACAACCGGAGAATTGACTGAATTTCTCAAATCGTCGGGTGATCTCATCATAAGTGGGGGTGAAGCGTTTAACATGTATGTGGACTTCAAAGATCGTATAGTCACGAGTGACATTGACGCAAAATTTGTNCCACATATGAAAACCAATGCGAAATACTTTGGGAAACTCCAGGCTTTGAAACTACTCCTGTGGAATAAACTTGGAGAAATATCCAGTCGCTTAAATGCACGGATTAAAAATCGCATATTGGCACAGAAAGGTAAGTTGACCAAGTTCCTTGGTGTGGGATTCAAAAACAAGGGGCCGTATGTGACTAGAAGGTACACACTGATCAAGAAGAAGAAGACGAGGGAAAATAACAATCCAGGAAAGGGTGATGTTTTTATTGATGTAGAGTTATTCGCACTGGATCTCAATGTTAGGTATTTATCACCNAAAACNGGTAAAATCCAAGATTTCACGATGGGTGGTATCTTAGACATTCCATTCATGCGCCCAGATGAGTTTGGTTCGGATGTCGCATTAACGAGAAAGAAGGGGATAACATACCGCAACGCCAGCACAGGAAAGATGGTTGTAAATAACAAAATTTTAGTTGCGAGTAAGGAATTCTTAATTGGAGACATTTACCTCATGCACAAGCTCAAATTGAGACCAGAAAAGAAAGAGAAGGATCGTCAACGACTCATAAAACTCGGAAAAATGTTTAATAAGAGCATCAAATCGAGTGACTCTATCGATGATATATTCAA